CAAGACGGTGAAGATGATAACTATCCCAGTAGTGGGTAGCCATCTCACCCCCTCCCGGCCGTTAGACCGGGCTCCACCCCTGGTTCATAGTAACCAGGGGCTTCGCGAACACCCCCGATTCCCAGCTGATGAGGCTGGTACCGGAAGGGTCTTCAGTAAAATACTGAAGCAAATTCGCGAAGCCTTCGTGCTTCATGGTATTGTCCGCTTTAGTTGAGAACTTTAGCGTACGATACTCCCATCTGTGCAAGGACTCAGACCACCGAATCTTTGAGTGGATCTGAAGTCCCATTGCAGACTTGAAGCCGAAGGACCCGCTCGATAAGCCAACCGTCGGAATCAGGGCTCTCGCCCACGACGGCAGTGACTGCAGAAGGAAGTGTGATGCTCTCCACAACCCTACTTGGTAGAAGTTGTTCGAAGCATCCACAACCGACTGAATCGTAACGGGTGCGGACTCTTCGTAGAACCGACGGACCTGAGTAGGTGACACAATGGTGCCATCATACCCATCCGTGCCACAGCTTTCGCGAAACTTTCCAGTTGCGAAAGTCTTGTCACGGTTAACCCGAAGGAATAGAAGCGTCATTAGACGCTCTACGAATGGTACCCAAGATACGGGAACAATAAGATCATCCCCGTATACCCGGACCTGCCTAAGCAGTCCCTTAAGCGAATTGAGGTCGAGTGGGCAGTCAGTGGCAATCTTGCCAGCTGCAACACAGACCATCAGAAAGCATAGAGACTGAACAGGAAAGGTAAGTGCCGAACCCATAGATGCGAACTTCCTGAGCTTGTGAAGCTTCGGAGATTTCTTATCTATGGTCTGTTGCAGGTACTCCGTTCGACTTGCAATGAAAGCTCTAAGGTAACTCAGGTTAGACCTGAATAGCCGCTGAACTACAAAGCAAGACAACCGATCGGAAGCCGACGAAAGATCTATCGTGGCTAACGCACCTGTTTTGGACGCAGTTAAGGCCAATTCCCCTGAGAGCTCTTGTTTCGAAAAATCGATAGAGAGCCCTATGGGGGTCCGCCTAATAGCATTCGTTAGACTATGTCTAACAGCTTGCTGACACCACTGATTACAGGTAGGTTCCGAGGCGATAAGCCTTGGTCCTTTCTGAGTCTTAGGTACAGCAATTAATCGGGACGATACCATGGAAAATGGCACGTCACGATAAATGCTATCGTTTTCCCAGTCGCCTCCGGATCTTCCGAAGAGCTCCCTTGGGAAAACAAACTGCAGCTTCCGAGTCCATGATGGGAAAGAGTATTTATAACCTCTCCCGGTACGGATATCGGACACAGCACCAGGTCCATGTCTAAATCTAGCTTCCTCGGGGAAGAACTCTCCGAGTAGGCTGGACACGCGGTCTGCCACGTCTTGGCAGGCGCGCAGCAAGCTAGCGTCTCCGCCGTTAGGCGGGGAGCTCCTAAAGAGCCCATGGTGAATGGGAAGTAAGTCAATAACAGACTCACTCCCAACGCCAGAAAGCTCAGAGCCGTCACCAGACCAAAGGTCTGGAGCAGGCGGGAGTTGCTGCTCGACATCGAAATACTCCTTTACCGCGGCGAAAGTTGCGGTGTCAGGACACTCGGCTAGGTACTTCTTGCCGCACAGAAGAACCGTGCGAAAGAGTTGCACCAGTTGAGGGTCGATGTCATGCTTTAGACATCCGTCATCTGCGAACATTAGCGACCAGAACCCCCGGAATAGTCTGGGGATCAGGGTCCTTCGGTTGACAGAGCGCGAAAGCGCAATGCCACCGAAGTCAAGGCGACCCGAAGAAAATGCTTTATCAAGGCATTTTCCAAGGGCGGGTAACGCCATAGTAAACAGGCGTTCTCCCATGTTCGTACTAAGGGTCTCAAGTCGGACATAGTCCTTCTCGAACTCCTTACGGTGGATTGGGTAGTATACCGCAGCATCCTGAAGGATGCCCCGGTAGAGTCCTAAGAAGTTGTCTACTAGGCCTTTGTTCATATTCAACACCTCTGTTGGTTATGAATCCTAGGTCCTTCAACAACACACGCAACTAGAAGCGTGTCGACAGAGTCCTGGCTAATTCTGCCAGGTCAACAGGTCGGTCTGTCGGGTGGTAACACCGAGATAATCGGTAGCCGCCTTAAACAGGTAGCCGGCCGTCGTCACGGAATCGGCCGCAGGCATCCTAAACGTAAAGGATGCATAGCGGTTGATCTCGAGAGCTGTCGCAGTAGCGGCAATCGTCCATTGGATCTCCACATTGTGTCGATCCATAGGACGAGTTCCAGCTTTGACGGTTTCCTTGGAGTGCCTGATCTTCATAATGATGATCGAGCCACCTGCGGGATCGCGCCACTGGTACTCGCTACCGTAGTTGTCTTGCGTGATCTTGTACAGAACGTACGCGATCGCGTTAAGGGTAAGAGTTTCACTCGTACCGAAGGACATCGATAACTTCTTTCCTGGTTTTTACGCCACTATGGCGCTTAAATAGCCATCACCTTCCTAGGTTGAAGGCTATAGAGGCCAGGTTAGCCACTTGCCTACTAGATAGAAAAGGCATGGAGACAGAGAAATCAGCAGTAGCTAGTACTCGAGATTTTGTCTCGAGGACATAACCACCTTCTGCTACGTCAAACCCCGGGTTAAGGGCGGTGACTACTTGCCGCCAATTACTCGTGGTGTGTTGCATGACGCAACATGGAGAAGCATGAGCACCTACGGTATTCCGAGAAGCAGCCAAATAGCTGCCGACGGCACCGAAGTAATCAGCCATCCATGACCATGGCACTGCCTCCCAGAGCACCGACAAAAGTGCAACGGGAGACGTGTCCAATCCCAGTACGGCCTTACGGGCCTCATTCACAAGCTCGTCCTCAGTAGGAATACTGGGGACGTCTGGTATCCACCTTGTGGATGCCCAGACATCGTAGCGGGTAGTCTGGTAAACATAGCCAGACACACCCGCCTCGATGGTTTGGAATGAAGTGGGAGTGGTTGCAGAAAGGCTCTCCGAAAAGAGCTTACGTTTCCGGTGTAATCCGCCGTTCTTGTAAAGGCCTTTAATCTCCTTTACGCGAGTGTTGATCAAGGAAGTAGTATTGACCAACCGTCGGATATCTTGAATAAGGAGGGACCAGCCAAAGTTCCATTCTACGGCCGAATTCTTCGGCTTAGAACTTTGATGATTCCTTCCCTTCAAGTGCAGCATCTCCGGGATATCCCGGAGTTCTATAAGAAAGTTAGGGAGCGAAACCTCTGTTCTAGAGGGATTCGTACGCTCTATCAATCTAAGAGCTGCATCACCAGGACTAGGCATCGGCTCAATATTGGGTAGGTGGCTTGCGACGATACCCGAATTGTCAAACGGGTAATTATCGTAACTAAAGACCGGAAAGGACAAAGATTGTCCTGACACGGTGCCAACCGAAGTCCAATATTCTCTCGTGATATCTAGTGGATTGTCTCCACCGTAGTTACCTACGATATCAACGCACCTATCGCGAAAGAGAGGAGAGATCGTCACAGAGGCTGAGTCGCCCGTTGACAGGTTTGTAATCTGACCAACGTGTGACCCAGATGATCTGGATCGATCTCTCGGCGAGGGCATGAACTAGTTTCTCTGCTGAGGGACACACACTGTGCTGACTCGAGTCAGGTCTCCGGCGTAAGCC